GGGCGCGAATACTGGAAGGATGGACAACAGAAGCTGTTTTCCGGCATCCACTACGCCAAAGACGCCGAGCGGATGTACAACTACGCTCGGTCGGCGATGGCCGAGAAGATCGCGACGAGCCCGAAGGCCCCGTGGATCGGCTTCGCAGGCCAGTTCACCGACCGGAAATGGATGACCGCGAACACGGCGAACCACCCATACCTCGAAGTCCAGCCGGTCACAATCAATGGCAATCTCGCCCCCCTGCCGCACCGCACCGATCCGACGCCCGTCGATCCGGCGTTGACGCAGGAGGTCATGGTATGCTCCGAGGAGATCAAGGCCACCCTGGGGATTTTCGATGCCAACATCGGCGCGAAGTCCAATGAGACAAGCGGCGTCGCGATCAAGGCTCGCAAGGCCGAAGGTGAGGCCGCAAACTACGACCTCCACTCCAACTTCCACCGCGCCGTCGAACTGTGCGGACGGATTTTGGTCAACGCCATCCCGAGGGTCTACGACACCGCCCGGGCCGTGATGCTTCTCGGTCCCGACGGCAAAGCCGAACTCAAGACGATCAACGCCCACGACACCGACAAGGACGGCAATCCCTACCTGTACGACCTGTCGGTGGGCAAGTACGGCGTTGTCGTCAAGTCTGGGCCGTCCTACACCACCAAGCGGGAGCAGGCGGCGGAGGCCATCATGAACTTTGTCCAGGCAATGCCCCAGACCGCGTCGATGGTGGCCGACCTGATCGTCCGCGCCCAAGACTGGCCCGACGCCGATCGAATCGCCGACCGGCTCAAGCGAGCCATCCCGCCGCAGGTGCTGGGACCCGAGGACCAGAGCGACGAGGAGAAGACGCAAGCCGTCCCCGCCGCGCAGGTCCAACAGATGATGTCCCAGATGCAGGGCCAACTCTCCCAGATGGCGACGGAACTCAAGGCCCGGGACGCCGAACTACAGACACGCCTCCTCGAGAAACAGATGGAAGTGCAAGGCCGGATCGACGTTGCGACGATCCAAGCCGACGCCAAGTTTTCGGAAGCCCAAATTCGTGCAGATGCGGCAGTCGCCACATCGCATGTCGATGCGCGAGCAGGGGTCGCCCAATCCCTGATCGACGGAATGCAACAGCCTGGGCCGGGCACCGCGCCCGAACAACGCGGGGAGGGCGAGCAAAATGGATGATGGCAACGAGATCACAAGCACTACCGTGGATACGCTCGGAATGAGCCCAGTGGAGGCCCTGGAGGCGTCCGCACAATCGCAGGCCCCGGAGGTCAAGGCGACCGACGACACGCCCGTGGAAGGCCAGACCCAAGCCAACGCCAAGGCGGAGCAGGAGAAGCAAGAGAAGCGCGACCGCGTCCAAGCCCGGATCGACAAGCTGACCTGGGCGAAGGAGGAGATGCGGGAGCGTGCCGAGCGTGCGGAGGCGACTTTGCGGTCGCTCCAGGCGCAGGCCCCCCAGCGTGGAGCCTACACGACCGACCTGGATTTCCAGGCCGCGACCGTGGCCCATGCCGCGAGGGTAGGGACCATTCACGCAGCGAAGGACCAAGCCGAACTTGGCTTGTCGGAAACTGTCTCACAAGAAAATGCGGAACGGGATCTGGCATTCCGAGAATCGGTCGCCGAAGCTCTCCGCGACATGCCGGACTGGCACGCCGTGGTAAGCTCCAGCACGGTTACCGTGTCTGATGCCGCGCTCGAAGCCATCAAGGAATCTGCCATCGGGGCGCGGATCGTCTACCAGCTCGCGAAGAACCCCGCCCAGGCGCAACACATCGCCAGGATGTCCCCCAACGCGCAGGTCCGAGAGGTCTTGCGGATGGAAACACGATTGGGGACCGCCCAGGCACCACGAACCGTAACCCAAGCACCGGCACCGCTCGAAACTGTCCGCTCCTCCCAGCTCTCCCCCGACGAGGAGATGAAGGAGTGGGAGCGCCGCGAGAACGAGCGCGAACGCAAACGCAGGATGGGCCAGTAGGCCCGGAAGGACATAGGAAATGACTCAGGCACTCAAGGTCATCGACAACATCACCCGTCAGGTGGCCCGAAACTTCAAGAACAATCTGGTGTTCACCAAGAACTGCGACACGCAGTTCGATGACACCTTCGCCAAGACCGGCGCGAAGCAGGGAAGTTCCCTGCGCGTCCGTCTGCCCAACCGGTTCACGGTCAACAAGACCCCGACCTATTCGGCAACGGACATCATCGACCCGTCCACCACCATCACCATGGCCAATTTCTGGCACGTTGACTACCTGTTCAGCGACCAGGAATTGCTGTTGTCCGCCGACGACATCAACGACCGGTACGCCAAGCCTGCCGCCCAGCAGCTGGCCGCGTACATCGACGCCGAAGGCATGAAGGTGGGATACCAAGCTGTCGCCAACACCTACGGCACGCCCGGCACCACGCCCAACAGCCGCACCCACATCATCCAGCCCAACGCGATCCTGACCGACTACGCCGCCCCCGGCGACGGTCGCACCCTGATCGTGGACAGCACCGCGAATGCGTCCCTTGTGGACAACCTCGCTGGCCTGTTCAATCCGGTCAGCGACATCTCGGCACAGTACAAAAAGGGCCAGTTCGGATCCGGCGTGCTTGGGTTCGAGAACGTCGCCTACTCGCAGTCGGTGTCCTCGCACACCGCCGGTCTGCAGGGTGGAACCCCGCTGGTCGACGGTGCCAGCCAGACCACCACGGATTGGGCTCTGTCCCAGACCCTGAATACCAAGGGCTGGTCCAACTCCATCACCGGCGTTCTCAAGACCGGTGACACGTTCACCATCGCTGGCGTATACGCCGTGAACCCCCTCACCGGGGCCACGCTGAAGCGGTTGCAGTCGTTCGTGGTAAAGGCCGACGCCAACTCGGGCGGCTCCGGTCTGGCCGCTCTGACCATCAGCCCGGCGATCATCGTCTCCGGCCCGTACAAGTCGGTTTCTGCCGCTCCCGCCGACGGCGCGGCCATCACCGTCACGTCCGGGACCACGGGCCTCGTGTCGACCCAGAATATGGCGATGCACAAGGACGCGTTCGCGTTCGTCATGGGTGAATTGCCCCTGCCGACCATGAACGCCGTGGCCGCTCGCGCCAAGCTGGACAATTTCAGCTTCCGCACCACCTGGGCGTGGGACATCGTGTCCAACGCATGGAAGATGCGCATCGACTGCGCCTTCGGGTTCGCGGCCATCCGTCCCGAATGGGCGGTCCGTCTCCAGGGCTAAACGCCGGAGGGGCGGGGAGACTCGCCCCTCTTTTCTTCTTTCGAAAGGTCGCACGTGGAATTTCCGAAGTGGGTCTATCTGTCCGCCGATCCCGTCGATGGATTCATCGTCGAGGACAAGACGGAACTTGACGCCGCGCTTGAAAAGGGTGCAAAGCTGACTCCCGCGCCCGAAGCATGGGCGAAGGCGGAGGAGCTTGTCCCGCCCGTTGTCCCCGTGGAAGGGATTGTCCCTACCCCCGATCCCAAGGCTAAGAAGTAAGTGGGCACGTCGACCGCCTACAAGATCATCGACTCCGCGTGGCGGCTCCTCAACTCCGTGGACGACACGGAGGAGCTTTCGCCTTCCCAGGCGGAGCTAGGGCTTGCCTCGCTGAACGACATGCTTGAGGTGTGGCGGATCGACGGCCTTTTGGCATGGGCAAAGGTGGGCAACACGTTCTCCGCGATCTCCGGGAAGGCGTCCTACAGCGTCGGCCCGGGCGGGGAAATGTCGATGGTCCGGCCCGTTGCCGTGCGTGCCGTGACGACGCGCCTGGGCACTCTGGACTACCCGCTCCAGGAGATCTCGTTCCAGGAGTGGGAGCAGATCCGGTACAAGTCAATCGGATCATCGATCCCGCGCTACTACGCCTACCAGCCGACCGACCCGCTGGGCGAGCTCTACATCTGCCCGGTGCCGACGGGGACCAACTCCATCACGCTGATCACCGACGTGTCGATTCCCGCCTACAGCCTCTACGACGTGGTGATTCTGCCGCCTGGGTACATGGAGGCGATCAAGTTCAATTTGTCCATCCGGTTCGCCGGGTACGACAACAAGCCAGTCAGCCCGGACGTTCAGCGCATCGCGGCGGAGGCTGTCGCGGCGCTCAAGCGGATCAACGCGACCACGGGCCAACTGGATGTGTCGATGATGGGCGGCGATCCGGCGTGGAATCCCATCTCCATGTTCTGGATGTAGGCCGATGCTCCAGAATGGATACCAGCCGATCGCGATCATGGGTCCGACCTACCAGGGTCGGGCGGATTCTGTCGACTCAGAACGGTGCATCAACATGTATCCCGAGGTTTCCGGAAGTCCAAACGCGAAGGTTCCTGCCGTCCTGCTTCCGACGCCTGGAACCGCGATGTTCTCCGCGACCACTGGCCTTGCCGGTGGCGTGCGTTGCCTGTTCGCGGCGTCCAATGGTCGCGTCTTCGGGTGTACCGCCGATGCGGTCTACGAGGTCCTCACGACCGGCGCGCGCGTCGTCATCGGGACCATCGCCAGCCAGTCCGGACGCGTGCGCATGGCCGACAACGGCCTCGAATTGATCGTGGCCGACG